GTGAAACGTGGCAAAATCACTCTCGACGGATCTTCGCCTGGGCCGAGGGTTAAATCCCGTAACAGGCGAGTCCAACCGTCCAAGGATGAATCCTTGCGACACACACGGAGGTGCATAGCAAAGTACTCGGCACGATTGGTAACACTGTTCCAGCGACGTCGCAATCGCCGTCCAAAATTTCTTTGGATAGCGTCTACGCCTGACGTGGTTTCCCAGCAAACGAAGGACGAGTCGGGTACGCCCCAGGGTACAACCCCAAAGCGCCGTTCGACGTAGTCCCTAATCAGCTGGGATGTCCGCTCATACCGCTCGGATAGCCGGTTGGCGACCCCGACGTATGCGGCGAGCACAGTTCCATCAAGACCACTCGCGTGCCACAATTTCTTCAGGCGGACAGGGGTGACTCGGATGCCTTTAAACGCATCCATGCCACATGATTCGCGGAAGAAACCATGGATGTACGACTTGGAGCGATTGACAACTAAGCCAACTGACTCCAAAGCGGACATGACTAGCTCGACATATTCTGTGGGGACAATGATATCATCCCCATAGACGTAGACGAGCTTCCCGTTGACGCCGGTGGATTTCCCGTTTGAACGGGAGATAGCAGCCACTGAGACAGCCCAGAAGCAGAACGCCTCGACGGGGAAGCACAAAGCTGACCCCATCGGAGCGTACTTCTTCAGAGGCTGAACCCTCCCGTCAGGGAGGGTAGTGGCAGTCGTGCGACAGGCCTCTAGGGCTCTTAGAAGTTCAGGGACGTGTCGAAACACGCCACGAACTAAAGCCAAGGAGACCCTATCCGACGCGTCCTTAAGGTCAATAGTCGCATAGCCTCGATTGATTGAACTTTCGAGGGCAAGCTTCTGATTGATCTTTTGGTCGGTAAAGTTGATTTGCCCTCGAGTACCATGAAAGGTCTCAAGGTGCCGAACCAACGATCGCCCCAGGCCCTGCTGTATCCACTGGAATTCCAGAGGCTCAGCAGATATGAGACGCGGACCGCGCGAATCCTTTGGAACGAGGACCACCTTAGCAACGCCGTTTTCGCAGCGTTCCAGAGAGCGGTACCACGCCAAACGATCTACCAACTCACGTGCGCCCCCAACGACGTAGTAGTCGTAGTAGGGGTACACCTGATGAATGCCTCGGTAGAGTCGGGAGAATTCCCACTTCTCATCGAGACGCTCACCAGTAGCCACCGATCCAGGACCGTGCCGGGGTATGATGTCTTTGTGGTTGTAACCATCAAAAACACCACGGCAGACATAGCTGGCGGCGTGGACAAGGTCCATGTCAGCCACATCTTCCATAAGCTCGAGTTCGCCTTCAGTAGCAACAAAGGAGCCGATGACTCGGCTCTCCTGCTCCACTGTATAAGGCAATTCAAGCTTATACCCGAAGAAACAAACCTGCAGCACATGAGCTACGCACTGCGGATCTGCTCCGTCCTGGATACGCCCTTCTCCATCGAATACTCGATTGATGTACGCCTGCATAAAAGCGGGTATACAATCAGAACCGTGGGAGCGTTTGAACTCCCTGGGCCTGAAGAACCGAGTACTTTCCAACCCCGCCAAGATAGCCTTCCCTAACAAGGGGAGAGTCTTGGTGAGGAAGGAGATGCCCTCAAAGCGAGTTCGAGATCGTAAGGTCTCGATATCTCGCTGGAGAGACTTCGTGGAACAAAGGCTGCAAGGGTCGTCCTCGAGTAGCGACACAAACAAGGTGACATAAAAGTCACTTTGGCTATTCTGGACATCCATTATGGAGATCCTTCCAAATAGCCACCATGACCTGACTATGCCTCCCCTCGGTAGAGGGCACGGAGCGTGGCAGTACTGCCAAACCCCGAGTCGCCGAAGCTACCACCTGTGATGAAGTCGACCAGATTCGCAATCAGGTCGTCGACATCTTCAGGAGTAACGACAGCGTCGCGAGGGATCGAAACCGTGAGGTTCACAATCGCCTTGCGGGGCTTGCCGGTTGCGTTGTTCTGAGTGTGCGAAAAGCTCACCAGATGACGGTCGACGATGTCGGCACCAGACCCCTGGAAGTTATGAGCAATCTCCATGAGACGGCTCTCTGCCAGCGTGGTCGAAGTGTCGAGACGTCGGATTCGATCGCCACTCGAAGCAATCTTCGAGTAGGCGACGAGATCACCGGAAGCATCGTCCAGTGAAAGGTTGTCAGAAAAAGCCATGGTGGAACTCCTTGTTATATGTAAATGGGTGCGCTGCAAAATGCAGATCCCAGACGCATTACGGCGTGTTTGCACCGCTTAACGCAGTCGCAAGCAACAGCTGGCTTGGAGTGAGCTCGGATGGGCGAATTTGATCCCAGTCGAGCGGAAGACCGGTATGCCGCTGAAACCTAGTGGCGATTACTCTACCCCGTAACTCGTACAACCCTGGAGACCAGGGCGAGCCGTAGACGGGGGTAGAATCTTGGTACACGTCGTAATGCCATGATTGATTCCAGCTGTGGGTGACGTCATAGACGGACCACTGCTCAGCTGGATTAATGGTGCCGACGCGATCAAGATGCGCACCGATGTTCAAAAACCAATCCACGACGAAGCTAAAAGGGAGAATATCCCAGAAAGCCTTAAGTGGACGGTTAAGACCAAGGGTGATCGCCATTGCCCTAAAGTAATCAATCTCGTCGTTCACAAACTGAAGGTCCTGCACCAGCGTAGCCGATGCACGAAAGTCAGTGCGATGTTTGACGAACTTGATTGTCGTCTTCCAAGCCCTATAGGAATCAAATGTGTCAAAGCTGCCTAAGCTCTGTTCGAGCACAAACGGCCTATACACATGGATCCTAACAGGCTTCCCGCGGTTGGCTTTTAGCCACTCAAGACGTTTAATGACGTTGAGATGGACCGCGGCTAACTTCGAGATGTCGGACAGGAGATTATCCCATCCGAAACTCTTAGTCAGGTAAAGATTCGACAGGGAGTGAATCAGACCGTCTTTAAGAGTAGGTAGCAATTGCTTATACTCCGTAAGACCCTGAAGGAAATCCAAAGGCGATATAGCCTGAGGAAACCTGGACTGGAAGCTGTTGAAGGCTCCCAAGCCTAACTCACGCCCTAAACTAAAGGGAATTTCGGGCATACGCGAGAGAAAGTGTTCGGGACGCATTGCTGGTCCCTGTCCGGGGAGGACAGTAACGGTATAACCGTTGTCACCCCCGAAAGTCTTGAAGTCAGTGCCACGGTACTGTATCCGAGTGTGGCGAACGGGTTTTACCCGGTCGGTTACGCCTACGACGTCTTCGATTTTGTCGAAGTTGTTGAAGGTGTCCCACCCGAAATAAGACTGTAAGACACCATCCCCTGACCAGATCCATTTGACGTTGCTGAAAGCAGCGTCAGAACGGACCCGGACACGACTAAACTCTCTCTCCATACGGAATCCTAGCAGCCATAAGGCCACGTAAGGTGACATGCCAAGTGCA